TTGCTACATTTGGAAAGGAACTATATACCGTAAATGAATTTCTAGAAAGACTCTCCTATTTTATAAAATCTTCTATCTCAAATGAACTATTGGAAAAATCAATCCCAACAGAGGGATTAACAGAATATTTTAACGCAGTCAATATTTCATTGAAATTACTTGGAGATTACTTAGGAAAGGAAAATAATAACATAGATATTGTCAACCTATCGGCTCAGTTACAAGGATTTACAAATGGGTTTATAAACAGCATAGCAAAGAAAAAAATCGAACTAAACAAAGGAAGAATAATATAATATGAATAAATTAGAAGCCGATAATTACAACTATAATAATGTGTCTCAAATGAATAATACCCAACTATCAAGATGGTTGGCATTATATGAGGCTATAAATATAGTTGCAGACAAAGCAGAAAGTTCAGGAAAGAAATTTAATGTTACATGTATGAAACAACCCGCTATAGAAGAATATATAGAAAGTACTTATAGTTTGATATTTAGAGAACTTGAAAGGAATGTATAATGTTCGAAGATAAATCTAATATATTAGACAATAATAGAATACTATACATGAGCGGGGAGATTACCGAACAACGCGCAGAATTAATAGTATCAAAACTTTTCCAATTTGAATGTACAAATCCAACAAAGGATATTTTATTAATTATTGACTCATATGGTGGTTCGGTCGATAGTTTTGTGGCAATGCATGATACCATTAGATTATTACGATGTGATGTGGCAACCTGTTGTATCGGAAAGGCAATGAGTTGCGGACAACTGTTACTTATTAGTGGACAACGAGGTAAACGATTTATCACTCCTAATTCTCGCGTTATGATGCATGAATTTACACTAACAAGTCACGGTAAATTGACTGACGTGGATAACACAATAACAGAAACCAAACGTCTGCAAAAATTAGTATGGGAAGATCTTCATATGAAATATACAAAACTTAACAAGCAAAAACTACGGGATTTAAAAAGCAAAGATGCATTTTTAAATGCAAAAGAATGCTTGACAGTTGGCTTTGTAGATCATATAGTATCATCAGCTAGTGAATTGTATAAGAATATCAATGTATAAAGGAGTAATAGTATGAAAATGGTACCGGGATATGTATTTAAGATTATAAAGAAGCCAATGTTTGATTTTAAGTTGGGTGAATCCTATAGGATTTATCATATATCACCAATAAATGATGGGGTAGAATATATCTTTCAATCATCTAGTGGTAACTTAAAAACAAAGTTTTCATCCACAGCAGAAGCCGAAGCTATCATAGAAAAAATGTTGGGAAAATAAAATGGCAGGAAAAGGATCAAAGTGGAGAGTTGGAGTAGATTTTAAAAAGTATATGGATAACCTTTCCGTTTTGTCTGGCACGGACAATACGTTTATTGCCAAAACAGAAAAGAGGAAAAACGGAAAGGTTACTTATACTTACAAACAGAAAGTGTTAGCAAATGATTAAAAAGAATGGTAAAACCACGTATGTTTATAAATAAACTATTGTCTAGGTTAATATTCCCCGTATATTTTATCTTCATCATTATAATCCCATATCGTATCCGATTCTTCCTCAATATTACCAGAATAGTCTTTATCGGGACTCTGGTCTTGTGTGTATCCAGACAATAATCCAGTACGAGTTTCATCTCCAACATCACCCATCTTATATTCCTGATCAATTCCCGGTTGATATGAATAGTCAAAACGTTTGCATTTCAATACCCATACATAATGTCCCATGAGCATATTGGTGTTTAGAGTAAAATCTTGATGTGCTCGATCTGTAATTTCGAATAATTGTGGTGAACGTATCCATCTATCATTTCCTGATATCGCTTCACCCAACGAATTTGATGATGGTGGGTATACAAGAGTTGCTGGGTTGTTTCCTTTATACAAACATAATTCTGAAAATATATCTGTAGATAATGATGAAGTTGCCGATCCATATCCGGGAACCTCGTTTACATCCCATCCAAGTTCTGTAAGCCGTATAACATCACCCGATTTTGGTTCAATGTTTTGTCCAAACGTTCGTGCATAACTTTCCATTGGAACCAATACAGTTAAATCTGCATCTGTTTGAATACCAAATTTTGATAATAGTATTGCTTCGGCAGCAATATCAGCAAACATTACAATATTAAGTGGAGTAGCAAATGATGCTACAGGATCTTCCCCATAAAGGGAATCTTGCGTTGTTAGACTATAGTTATAAGTATAATACTCAACATTAGTACCCCATCGACCAATAAGTTCGTTCCAATATCCACTAAAAACCACACGTTCATTACTATTATTAGCCTTATTTATATACCGACTATTGTCAAAGTTTTGTTGTGGTGATGTTGAACAACTATTTAAATCTCTAATTAATCCCATAATTATCCTTATGTTCCAACCTTTCCTGGTTCAAATGTTGGACCCTTTGGTTTCTTTGGTTTCTTTGCTTTATACGTACTTTTGAATGACCCCTTAAATACTGATCTTCCCTTCTTCTTCTTGGTTGTAAGTTTCTTTATCTTTTTAGAAACTCCAAGTCCAGATCGTATAAGTTTTTCATGTTTTACCAAAAACATTTCGGGCTTTGGAACCCCCTTGGTTTTTCTCCACATAACAATACCAGTAGACCCAAGTCTCTTGGCTGGTGTCTTATCATTAGGTACATGCATTCGATATTTTGCAGAAAGTGCAACGGCCTGTGCTTTTGTTATTTTCCAAATACCCTCATCAGCATCTTTTGCAACGTCCAGTATTCTTTGTGCCATTGGAATTGATACATCAGTTTGATGTGTTCTTGGAACCCAACCAAGTTTCTTGCGATCCATTCCTCTTGTGCTTTGCATGGAATGACGTTTTAGGGGATCTTTCCATACATTTGGATTGCGAGAAGTTAAATCAGAGCCTACATTTTGAATTCTTCGTGCTCTCTTTAATGATGGCGCACCAAACTTTTCAACCAAAACCGTATTTACTGTGTCATCAAATTTCATTATACTAGATTCCATATGGACATCATTAGAAATTATATTAGTCAACAATCCCTTTGTTGCTCTATATTTATTAAACGGAACAAGTTCAAATTCACCATATTCTAAATATTTCTTACCACTTAATATATAAGCAACTGCTCTATGTGTTCCATCTTCTATTCTAAACTTATTATCATCTACTTCACTTATACGTATTGGAGATATATAATCTCCTTGTTTAATTTTATCTACAAGATCTGGAATTTGCTCCTTTCTATTAACATTTAATTGTGAAACTAATAATTTACTTAATGGTATTCTCATTTCCAAAAATTTCTTCCAGCTTTCTTTACATCCCTAACTTCTTTGTCACTAATATTCCCATCATCCAAGATATGTTTTAATTGTTTAATAAACTCAAAATAGTAATATCTTTCCAGTAATTTATATGTAACATTTTCCGGTAGTTTATTCTTTTTACCATACTTTCTAATTTCTGTTGGACTCATGTCCTTATCAAATGCCTGTTTTCTTAGTGTTGTCACATTTTTATATGTGCGAACAAGGGTTTCTATACCATCCTCAATTTCTTCCAGTTTTACATTTGTTTTCGATTGTAGATCTTTTATCTGGTTAGTATCCATTTCCTTGAGTGATTCGTAATCGATAATGTCCCGATGCAATTCAGATATACTAAAATCTATACCATTAATGGTGTTTTGAAAGTTATCCATATATTTTTGAGTATCGATCTTGGTATCCTCCGGTTCCTTGATCCATGTTTCATTGGCAATATCATATGCCGCATCAGTTTTATCCATATCATAATCATCCTGAATAATATAGTAATTTATTGGATGAGTAGTTCCGATTGCCAAGCTACCATTTAATCGTCTAATAAGAGTGAATACATTTTCTATAAAGACATCATCAGGAACATCTATTTGAACGTTAATATCAATATCTGAGTGTGCAGAGTAGTTTTTTGTGAGAATACTACCAACACAAAAATAAACAACAACATGAACAAGTTCTTTGAACTTTTCTATATCATTAATTATTTGGGTTTTTATTATTGGGTGCATTATTGGTGCACCATTCTCTGGAAATTCAAATACGGTAGGATCAAGGGAATTTCTAGGCATATCCAAAACGGATTCATGTAAAATATCATTAAAGGTCTTATTAAAAGTATTCATACAATTATTTACCTTATTTGTACTTTAAAGCAATTAAATATGAAAAAACAAAGGCATTAACTTTTGGTTAATGCCTTTGCCAATCAGGAAGTTATGGAGAGGTAGCTTACGACTCTAGAAAGGATGCATTCTTTGCAGAATGTATCGGACCCTTGCCTGCTACCGCGAATTTGCTCTTATCGTGCTTAAACCCTTCTGGTCCAGTCTCAAGTTCGCCAGTACGATCCTTATCGGTACCCTTGGCTACTGCTTTCGATGAACCCTTGGTTACGCCCTTTCCAGCAAGTTTCCTAGGTAACTGAAGCAAGGAAATATCACTATGAAGTTCTGCTGGTTCCGGTTCCGAAACCGCTTCTTCAAGTGTATCTCTAATTATTCTTCTTGCGTGTTCAACCTGAAATCTATGATATCTTGATGGATTTCTCATTACGTTTTCGGCTAAACGTAAACGCTTATCCATAAGAGTACTCACAGATTCCTCTGGAACGTTTTCACCCATACCATCTTCTGGTGCGCCCATTTCGTCTTCTGGTGCGCCCATTTCGTCTTCTCCACCTAGGTCTCCGCCCTTAATACTTGCAAGGCGACCAAATAGATCAGCTAGTTGTGTATAGATTTCACCTTCTCCCATTTCACCTTCCCCTTCACCTTCAGGAGAAACTTCACCCTCTGGCTCAGGAAAATCACCAACGTCATCATCATATGAAGCACTTTCGATGTCTTCACCTTCTTCTTTAATAACCTGATTATAAAGATCCATGAATGATGCTTTTGGACCATCCGATTCTGTTACAGTCTTCTTGGTTGCCGTCTTAGTTGTTCCTTTATCTTTTTTCACCGGATTAATTTTCTCCTCACCTTCTTCTGGTGTCTTTATTCCCTTTGCATTTTCTGCTCCAGTTCCCTTTTGGATTTCTGTAGTAGAAGCCGTATCAGCAGGTAGCTCTCCTGGTTCCAATCCACCAGTTTTGCCGTCACCCTTTGCATTAGATTTTACTGCTAGTGGTGCCATCTGCTCTTCGATTATATTTCCATATAAATTAGCCATTCTGTCCTTATCTTTATCCATTTTAATTCTCCTCTTCCTGTATATATTTAGTAAACCACAGTTAAATTCAACTGCAAAAAGTTACTATAACTTATTTTGTATAATTATTTATGTATTTCCGTGTGTTTTTGTTAAGTATTTGTATGCAAACCTATTGTCGGTTACCTTGTTTGGGATACTGAAATTAGTAAAATTTAGAAAAAAGAATAAAATGAAATCATTTAAAGTATATTTGGAAGAAAAAATAATTGTACAAGATTATTTTGAAGATATAAAACAAGTATTATCAGAGGCATTTATAAAATTATTCGGAAATAAAACCCTAACTGGGTACATGTTTTATAAGATATTAAATGAGACATTAAATCATTATAACATCTTTGTTTATAGTTATGATGGGGATAGGATAGGTGGAAACTATAATACAAAAAATAGCAATATAGAGTTACATATACCACTATTCTATTATAAACTGGTTAAAACTAATCAAATTAGCCAACACAAATTTTTTCATCTCATAGAAGAAACATTGGAACATGAATTAATTCATAAAAAACAAAATCAATTATCTACTATCCAACTTAAACCGAAATACAAAGCGCATGATCTTAAGATGCAAGAATACCTGAGTGACAAAACCGAAATAATGGCGTATGCAAGAAGTGCAATAGAATTATATAAAGCAGAGGGTTATTCTAAGGAAAAGATAAATGAAATATTAAAGAACTTAGATATTAAAAAGTATCCCAACAAAATATTAGACGGTTATTTAGAAACATTTCCAAGAAACGGAACTGTTATAAAACGACTATTATCATATGTATACCAATATAATATGGCAATCTAAAATATCAAGGAGAGTTTTATGGCAAGAGATAAAAGAGAATATTACCTTGGAGATGTAAATCTTCCAACTAAAAATGTAGAACAGGAATATACCCCAGCAATGATTAAGGATATTATTGCCTGTGCTGACGATATTACCAAGTTTACAAAGCATTTTACAATTACCACACTTGAGGAAGGTAAGCAGATAATTAGTTTGTATCGCCCACAAAAGCGAATCCTCAAGGCACTGGTAAAAAATAGGTTTAATATCATTCTTTCATCTCGACAGATTGGAAAGACTACGCTCATGTGCATTTATTCCCTATGGGTAGCATGTTTCCAGAAAGATAAGGTTATATTAATCGTTGCAAACAAGGAAGATACAGCAAAGGAAATTCTTGCCAGAATTAAGATGGCATACGAGCAATTACCCAACTGGTTAAAACCGGGTGTTGAGGAATGGGCAAAAACCGAGGTTAAGTTTTCCAATGATTCCAGAATACGAATTTCAACAACATCATCAAGTGCTGCCCGTGGATTGTCAATTAATTGTGTAGATGGAACTAGTATTGTTACATTAAAAGAAAAGAAATCGGGTGAAGTATTTGATATATCTATGATAGACCTTCATGAGATATTAGAGCGAGATAGTGAAATATTACCAGTTATGCTAAAGGACTAAGAAAAATGAAATCATTTAAAGAATACATTATAGAGTATAGAGACAGCAGGAGTGAAGGATATATAGACCCATATGCCGTCCTAATAACATATCCAAAGGGGTTAAGTACCAATATACACATATTAATAAAACAACAAAATAATATGTATAAAATAGAATATGAGTCTAGTATTAACGTACCAAACCTTCATAAAATAAACGGCCTAGAAAAAACGTTAACACATATTCAAAACATGGCATCTAGTCTTGGAGCAAAATATGTATCAATGGATAAACAAGACTTAATAGAATACTTAACAGTAGAGCTTATTTGACCAAGCGATTTCGTCAAAAATGAGATAAAATCTTACCAAATTTGATAAATAATTATATGAAAACAAAATATAATAGAAAATATAATTACGTCTATATAATAGAGAATAATAAAAATGCCAAAATTTATGTTGGTGTGCATAAAACTGATAATTTGGCGGACGGATATATGGGTTCTGGATTAGCATTAAAACGAGCACAAAATAAATATGGTATAGAAAACTTTGAAAAAACTATAATAACATTTTTCGATACTTACAAAGAAGCATTGGAATTAGAAGAATCTATAGTTAATAAAGAATTTGTTCTAGATGAAAATACCTACAACCTACATATCGGAGGATTTCATTGGGAAGGTGGAAGTAAAACACTTTTTGAAAAAATGTCAAATGCACAAAAATTGCGATTTAAAGATAAGAAAGCGAGGGAATATATTTCTAAGAACTTTAAAAAATGCTGGGAAAGTGACGAATATAGAAAAATGATGGATGAGAAGGTTTACTCTAATTTGGATAGAAACAAAAAAATTGGTAAAGGGAAACGAAAATGGATCAAGGAACATCCCGAAGAACATAACCGTATTATGGACAAGATAAACCACAATCCAGAAAAGATACAACGAATGGCAGAGACTCATACTGGAATGAAACGTTCTGATATTGCAAAGAAAAATATAACCAAAGGAATCAAGGATTATTATAAAAATAGTAAGGATGGTGGCATCTCTCGTTCTGGTAAAGATTGTATTTACATACACAATCCTGAAACTGGTGAAGCTATAAGAATACAAAAATCTGAACAGATACCTACTGGTTGGAAGCATGGCACAGGAAAACGAAAAAATGGCAGACCTAAAAGAATATAAAGTATACAAAAATACACAATTTGAAATCTTGACCGATGAAGGATTTAAAGATTTCAGGGGTCTTATTGTTGGTAAAAATAATGATAGAGTTAAACTTACATTTACAGATGGTATATCATTAATATGTACCCCTAAACATAAATTAAGTAAGAAAGATGTCAACAACTTTGTTTATGTAAAGGATATCTCTATAGGTGACGTTGTTTATGGTAATAAAGAGATAAGAGAAATAGAAGAGTATTCTTCGGATGATTTAGTTTATGAAATATTACATGTAAATGATAATCATAGGTATTTTACAAACGGAATTTTAACCAAGAATTGTCTTGTTATTGATGAAATGGCATTTATACCGGACCATATTATGCAAGAATTCTGGAATTCAGTAATTCCGGTTATTTCATCATCACAGGCCACAAAACTTTTCGTTGTTAGTACTCCTAATGGTGCTGGTAACCTGTTCCATAAAATTTATTCGGGTGCGGAACGTGGTGATCCCGCATTCTCAGAATGGAATCATGAACGTGTGGATTGGTGGGAAATTCCTGGTAGAGGAAAGAAATGGTTGGCGGATATTACATCCGCTCTTGCAGCAGAAGGAAAAAGTTTTGACCAAGAATTCGGATGCAAATTCCTGGAGACCGGACATTCCGCTATTGATGCAGACCTTATTGACCTGTTCCGTTCAATTTCCCGCTCCCCAATAAGCACCTTTGAGGATGGACATTATAAAATATGGACCCTACCGGACCCCACTCACTTATATGCAATTGGTGTGGATGTGGGAGAAGGTATCGGTCAGGCGGCATCTGTTGCACAAGTGCTTGATGTTACGGATCTTGCGAGCATAGAACTGGTTGCGTCTTATCATAATAATCTGATTGATCCATTTCATTTTGGTGAGGTATTATATAAAATGACCGGACAATGGGGAAAACCAATGCTCGCAATTGAAAGAAACAATTGCGGTGGTCAGGTAATTGATGCCCTGAAACAAACCCATAGTTATCATAATATCATAGATCATGCCCCAAAGACAATGGCATCACATGGTAATTATTATTCCCGACTTGGAATTTATTCCCATACCAATTCAAAATATCAGGGAATCACCAATATGAGATACTGGGTTAATTCCCTCAAGTCAGTACGGATTTATGATATAGGACTGGTACAGGAACTGGAAACCTTTGTAAGATATCCTAATGGAACATGGAAGGGAAAGCAGGGAGATTACATATATGATGATCGGGTTATGGCACTGGTCTGGGGATTATTTGTACTGGAACCGGAAATCGCCCAGAAGTATTATGATATCCCAGAATATGATACACGGGGAAAACCACTGAGAATTCAACCAGTTACAATCGAGGAGAGTAAATACTTCAGGATGGACCGAATGTTTATTGATGATCCAAATGCTCCAATGCCAACCCATGTGAACAGTTCATATGGTGTTGATCCATATGGAATGGAATCAATGGTACAGCAGGGTTGGACTCCAGCAGCAGGAAATGATAATTATGGCAATTACTAATAAATTTGATAAGGAAATAAATCGGGTTCTGGCCAAGGACATAAAAAGACGGGAAAAGAAGATCCATGACAAGTATCATAAAATACGAAGATCCCGAAAAGCCAAGCAGGAACGTGATGTTGCAACTCATGGAACAAAAAGCCCATCCGAAAAGGGAACAGTCCGTGGATCAGACCAGACAATGTCCGACTCACCAATGCCTCTACAG